GCGAACAAGACAAGCCTCATCGAGGTCGGTGACTACGACGTCGTCAATATCCGATACAAGCGCAACACCATGGTCGCCGTGGTGCGGCTCTAACCCACTAACCCATCAACCCAACAACGGGAGTCGCTACCCAATGAACGTAGAACACCGATACTGTGCTGACCTGGGCATGTTCGCAGTGGACAGGCCTATCAACACCATCCGAGACGACGACGGTAAGGTCGTCGCCAAGGGTTCATGCGTCTGGAAAACGGAGGCATGCGCTGATTGCTTCAATCTCAAGTTCATGAAGATGTACCAGCGGGACATCGACGCACGAGACGTGCGCAACGAACAATCGTGGCAAGGCCTGACAGGCAAGGCGCTGAGCGATACGCTAGACCGAAAGCGTAACCAGACAGAGCGCGTGCGACTCATGACGCGGGGCGAGGCCTTTCGAGACCCCTCCGATGTCATCAGAATTCGCGACCTACTGACCGCTAACCCTGACAGGCTCTTCTGGATACCTACCAGGGCATGGCGTAGCAGGCACCTGCGGCCCCTGATTGTGGCAATCATGCGGGAGTTTCCGAACGCTCGAATCCAGGCGTCTACAGACGTGACGACGACACGCGAGGAGCAAGCCAGCCTAGACGCAGAGGGCTGGTCAACGATGTTCTTTGGAGACGACGAGGCCTTCGAGACCCTGACAGGCGAAGAGCGCCACCTATGCGCGAAGACATGGGAGAAAGACAAAGGAGCATGTGCCGAGCGATGCGGCAAGGGCGGATGCTTCGCCAAGGAACAGACGCACGTACATCTCAAGCAACACTAGAGCCCACAACCAAGGAGAGCAACCCATGACAAACTTCTCACACATCGCGCACGATGACCACGGGCTGACGCCCGGACACGTTGACCTACTCCAGACGGAGCCGGGTATAGCGAGCCTGCCGAACGGTAGCTTTGTGCGGGTGGTGGTGCCGCTGCCCGCGCACCTCGACCCGCTGCCATGCGCCCTGTACGGGCCAGAGGCGGGTGACGGCCCGGTCGCTGACCAGAGCGTCACGCTGGAAACACGAGGCAACCGCGCGGGACCGTCTCGGCTTATCGACAGGGCGCACCGCCCCGCCCGCAATATGGTAGTAATAGGCATCAGGGGCGGCGTGTGCTTCACCGCTTATGGCTCGCGAGCGCCCGCGCCATCTCCGATGGAGCCATGGGATGCGGAACGAAAAAACGCGCAGGGCAAGGCGTCTGCCGAGGAGGTGGACCGCGCGCGGGCCTTCTGGTCTGTGCATGCCCTGGCGCGATAACGGATAGGCGGGGATAAGCACCTGCCGCGCGGGGTGAGGCACTCCCCGGTGATAGCCGCTTGCTTGGCGGTAAAAAGGCCCCGTGGCTGGATAGCTCGCTGGCGAGGCAGCGTTAGCTTGCGCCCGATTGACATCTAACCCAGGCGCCACCCCACACGTCGACCCGTTGGCGACGGATGTGTGGGGGCTGGGGACACCCCGTAAGGGCTGGTGTCGAGAGGACAAACTGTGGACCTGAGCCCAAAAGGCTGAGACGGGAAACAGGGGAAGCGCGAGCACCTCGCACCATTCACCCAACCAAGGAGAGCAACCCATGATTGAGCCCTACACACTGACCGGCCTTCTGTTGGCCACCTACGCAACGCTGATTGCTATGGCAATCCAAGGGGGATGAGATGAGCGAGAGCAAGCACACACCGGCACCGTGGCGACTCTACGAGGACCGAAACTCTGACGCCTGCGAGGTAATACCGGACGACTGCGATGTCGGTGACACCATCGCAGTATACGGGCGCACCAGGAGGGCCAACGCACGCCTCATCGCAGCGGCTCCCGACCTGCTGGCTGCGCTGGTGGCGATTGTCGTCAACGCAAGACTCACCCCTGACCAGGGGATGGGGGGCGCAACTGATGCGTACTCAGTTCCCACCGATGACATCGACGCAGCACGCGCAGCAATCACCAAAGCCGAGGAGGGCTAGATGTCCGGGCATGACTATCAAACGAGCACGGTGGAGGGCGCAGCCGCATGGGCGGAGGGCCATGCCGAGCCCGACTACGACGACCGACCCACCGGCGAAGAGTGTAGGGCGGAGGCCGGGCAGGACCGGGTCGACGCCGAGCGCGACGCGATTCTGAGCGCCATGAATGACCTGTTCGCTCGCCTGGAAAACATCGACGACGGCGAAGAGTCACAAGAATTGCAGGAGGTTATCGACCGACTATACCCGAGCACAGGTGAACACACTTGACAACGATGTGTACCTCTGATAGGTACGCCCTACCCATTAGCCAAAAAGGAGAGAACGGTGGAGACCGCTGATATTATCCGCGCTATTGAATGCGTGTACCAGGAGCTACGCGAGGGCAACGTCATCGCCGCTGGCCAGAGCCTGGAGAACCTGCTCGACGACCTGGGCGGCCAGAACCCAAAGGTTCAGGACCTGTCCCTGTTTCGCCAGCTAGCCCAGGACCTGAAGCCAGAGGTGCTGTGATGGCTGACAACGTATTCGAGTTCCGCCCCAAGGGCGATGAGTTCGACATGGGCATGGGCTACGGCATCCATGCGGTCTACGAGCAACTCATGCCACGGCTGAAGAACTGCCTTGAGAACCTGCATGACCATCCGGCGAGGCACGTCCTCCGAGGGGTGGTCAAAGAGATGGAGGCTTACAATGGGTGACGCACCGACAGACCGCACCATCAGAGACCAGGCCTGGCGTGAGGGCTACGAGTTCGGGCGCAAGGAGACGGTCCACCTGTTGGGCCGGAGCCATATCGCCGGGGCACCCATCATCCATACCGACAAGCCCACCGGAGAGGCTGCGGCCTTCTGGGCATACCACCTGCACCGAGTAGGGGAGGGACACTATGAATAAGACGACCTACGACATCATGCGTGTCGGCGAGGCCCTGGCGATGCGCCTCTCCGAGCTTTTTGCTCGGGAGGCTAGCGAGGGGTTGACCGATGCGGTGGCAGAGGCAGCGCGTGAGGCCAAGGGGGCCTTGGCTCAATACGAAGCGGACGGTGCCGAGAAGTATCTCGCCATCGACTTCGCCAAGAAGCGCGCCGAGGCCGACATCGTGGCGCTCAAGGACCAGGTTGAGACGTTCAAGGCTGCCATCACCGCAGCGCAGCGGACCATTGAGCGGTGTAAGGAGTTGGGTGTGTCCATCTTCCATAGCCGCCAGGCCACGCTCGGTGACGAGGAGGGCCGGCACATGAAGCTGCCCGATGGCAGCAAGGCATGGCTGGTACAGAAGGACACCTACCCCAGGCCTGTATGGGCCAAGCGCAACGAGCACCTGTTACCTGCTGACGTAAAGGTCGAGGAGACGGTGACCCGCGTCGACAAGGACAGGCTCTTGGAGTGGGCCGAGAGCGCAACCCCGCCCACCGATGACCACGGAGAGCCCGTAGTCACCATCGAGTGGGTCGACCCCACTCACACGAGGAGAAAGTGATGACTGGTTGGCACGAGGAGGAGGGTTGCTACGCGAGAAGCGCGAAGAGGCGAGCGCACCGCATGGGCTACGACCTGGAGCACTGGAAGGGGCAATTGCTCAAGCTCAGGATGGATGTCCTCATTGAGAGCCAGGAAGAGTTGGCTGCCCGGCTAGACGTACACCGATTGACAATCAAGACATGGGAGGAGAACGGGACATTCCCGCACCGCCCCAACCTAGACAGGCTGGAGAAGCTCGGCAAAGAGGTTGCCGGATGGACACGGCGCGATTGGGCGAAACCAAAGGAGGAAACCCATGAGTAACCCAGGACCAGAGCTATTCAAGGCCATGCTGGCCTTCCAGGCGACCAACCCACGGGTGGACAAGGGAGGGAGCAACCCTCACTTCAGGTCGAAGTACATCACCCTTGAGGACCTGACCAGCGTGGCGCGGGCGTGTAACCAACACGGCCTTGTCTTCTGGCACCACCAGGTCGACGAGGAGGGGACGAGCTACGAGGTGACCACCCTGGCGCACGCCGAGAGCGGTCAGTGCATCGAGACCAGGGTCAATCTGCTCTTCGGCAAGAACGACAGCCAGGGGCAGGGCTCGGCCAAGACCTACGCCAGGCGCTACGGGCTCGCCGGCCTGCTCGCCCTGTGTGACACCAAGGACGACGACGGCGAAGCCGCCATGAAGTCCAGCGGGCACAGGGAAGACAGCGCCAAGGACATCAAGAAGGCGGTGTACGACGACGTCCCTTTTGATTCTGGGGTGGTGGGGGATAANCCCCGACACCACCCCTCATGGGACAAGAGCCGCAAGCTCTTCCATGAAATCCTCGGTCGCCTGGACGTGGACTACTACGAGATATGCGACTGGCTCCAGACCCTCAAGCCCCCATTAAACAAAAGACCCAGCGAGATGGATGAACGCCAGCGAACCAGACTCACAGACCATCTGTGTACAACTAACGGTCTCGATAAATTTCTCAACTGGAAAGAGGAGCGGTAATGGCACTGACACGAAGGGGGCGGGCCCGGTACAACCGCGAGAACGAGCGCAACATGAGCCCGGACAAGATAGTGGTGGTGGGAGCGCGGGTGCCCCTGTACGCCGTACGGGCAATGGAGCGCTACATCGTGGCGTTCAACCGGGACAACCTCGGGGCGGGCATGACGCGCAGCAAGCTGATGACGGCGCTGCTTCACAAGTTCCTCCACGAGAAGGGGCTGATGTCGCCAGACGAACCGGCGGACTACCCGATTCTGGAAGACTAACGAGGCACTGCTTCGATTGCGGCAGGTTCTGTCGCCCCAGCGATATGAGATGCGGGCGTTGTGACGCCCGTGAGCAGCGGTTTCAACAAAGGCGCCTACGCGCCGCACAAAGGAGAAGAGCCAGTGGCGAACAATGTGATTTTAATGGGGCGCTTGGGGTCGAAGCCCGAACTGCGCCGGGTGGGAACCCAGAACACCCCGGTGGTGGACGTGTCCATAGCCACCAACGCCTTCAGGCGGGGGGAGAAGACGGTCGACTGGCACAACGTCACCCTCTGGGACAAGCAGGCAGAGTTAATCTGTACGCAGGACAAGGGTGATCAGGTCTACGTCGAGGGGTCGCTCCGAACTGACGAGTGGGAGGACAAGGAGGGCAACAAGCGCCGCAAGGTCTACGTCAGCGCCTTCCGCTTCGAGTTCTGTGGCTCCAAGCGTAACGGTGACAGTCGCAAGACCGGCGCCGTAGGCCCCTCGTCGAACCCTTACGCTGACGATGACATCCAATACTAGTATAGGGTTCTAGTTCTGGCCCTCGGTGGCATCACAATCCAACAACCGTGAGGTCTGCAACCCTCATCGACCCGCCACCGGGGGCCATATTTATGTATGCAATGCATGCACTCGCAATCACACTCCTGCTCACCGTCTCCATGCCCATCGAAGACCGTATGCTCATCGAGCGCGCCGCTCACTGCGGCCTGGACCCCTACCTGGGCGCCCATTTCCTAGAGATAGAGGGTCTGGCGGGCCTACCCCCTCACTTGAGGGGCATGACGCTCGCAAAGGCCTGCACGGAGTCTCGCGGGAACACCCAGGCAATCGGGGATGGTGGCAAGGCTGTTGGAATCATCCAGCTATGGCCCTGGGCAGAGCAGTTCATCCGAGACAGGACTGACCCCATCGCCAGCATCCACGTATTCCTCGGCAGGCTGGTGACCACCGAGCGGACGGTGCATCGCTACTGCCCAGAGGTTCGGGACAGGTGGAAGCTCGCCTGGATACGCATCAACCGAGGCCCATTCTGGAGAAGGCCTGACCGCAAGGGTGAGGCCCGGTGCTCGGGTACGTCACCGGCAGGGCTCAAGGTGCTGCGTAGGTGGCGCCGGGTAGCCTCTACGCCTCGTTGAGTTTGGCGAGGACTGCGTCTATCTTCCGGTCTGCGTCTCGGATGATGGCAGCCAGGTCAGCCTGGAGCTTGTCGCGCTGGGCAGCTATCTTGTCCTCTGCCTCCCGACTCTCCTTGCGCAGGCCCTCGAAGACGACCTCGTAACGGCCCCTAATTGTCTCCACCCGCTCGTCGAACGAGGTGCTCATCGCCTCACTGTCCTGGCGGAAGGACTCAACGAGGCCATCGAGTCGCTTCTGCATGCCCAGGTGCTGCCAGATGAGGAACAAGACCATGATTCCCAGCGCGCCGTAGTCGGCGAGCGTAGAGAGGAGTGCGTCACTCACGGTGGCTGGTTTGGACCATCACCTTGAGTTCAGCGGTGGTCTTGTCTAGCTCTGTCAGCACGGTCTCGGTCTTCTCGACCACCTTGACCAGCCTGGCCTGCTGCTCTTGGATGGACCGCACATCGGACTCAAGCTTGACGATGTCGTCCTCATGCTCAGCGGTCTTGGCAACCAGGGCCTTCTGGGTGTCATCGGCTTGAGCGAGGTTGACCGAGGCCGACACCACCAGGGTGAGTATCACGCCGGCCCAGGTGGCTAGCGCCACCGCGTTCTGCTTGGCCCATGACCCAAAGCTCATTTGTCCTCGGTCTCCTCTTCAGCGACCTCGACGCCTACCGCTGCCTCAATCTTTTTGCCGGCAGCGCTGGCCACGCGAATGAGGAGCATGACTACGGGGGTCAACACCGCACCGATGGCCACGCCGTAGTCAACCGGGTCGAGCACAACAAAGCCGCCCAGGTGGAGCACGCACGCCACCATGGCAGCAGATACAACGGCGCCCTCGGGGGCGTCCATCGGCTTGGAATGAATGGTCTTTCTGAGCATGTCTTTATTCCTCGTCGTAGATTTCAACCGACACGCCGTCCTCTATCTCCATCGTGCCGAGGGCGATGAATACCTCATCGGTTCTCAGTGATGCCAGCGTCTCTGCGATTTGCTCGACGGGTATCAACTCGATGGCAGCGGACGCCGAGGCGAAGGTGTTGAGCCCGGTGGTCTTTGCGAGTTCGCTCAGGAAGGACACTGTCACCAGGGGGATACGCAGGAACTCTTTGTCCTGATCAGTTAGCGCCATCGCAGTGCTCCTTGATGACCTTGCTGCTGATGAGGAGTTTTTCGGGGGCGGCGATACACACCCGCACCACCTCTGGGTCATCGGGAGAGTGAACGACCAGGCATGTGCCCTCACCAGCCACGGGGCCCAGCTTCCAGCCGCCTGTCTTCAGGTGGTAGGTGTTGCCGCAACCCGCGAACAATATGAGGAGAATCAGAACACAGAACCGCTTCATGCCACATCCTTCGGCTGGGGCGTCACTCGAACGAATCCTACCAGCCTCTTCCACGACTCGTCACCTTCTGTCATCACTTCCTTGGCCACTGCGCCACCCCCTCGGACACGGCTGTGGCCGTATCCGCTGGAGTTTCCGGCCACACAAGTCACAGTCCGGGCCTCCCTGTCAATGTCGACAACGATTCCGGTATGACCCTGGCGATTGATGCCGTCAAGCACCTTCTGGCGCTCAGTCTCCGGTTTGGACATGCGAGTGCGGACAAAGATGAGGCCTCGGAAGTCGGGCTCATCCCAGATGTCATCTCGGTTTACTTGGCGCTCCGGTGGTGCCTTTATCCAGTGGCTCACGGCCCTGCCGGTACGCACGTACTCGACGGTGAAGCCTGCTCGGGCGACCTGGCGGCAGCAAGAGGAGACGAAGTAGGCGCACCAGGGTGGGCGCTTGGATGGCCGGCCTCCGCCATCGTGGATAAGCCAGGAGACATCTGGCCCAGCGTTGGAGCCCTCGCTCTCGGTGGCCCCCTGCTCCAGCCACGCCTCGGCTACAGTCGCCAGAGCGTCATGCGGCCTGAGCCTGGAGCGGATGGCGAGAATGAAGTCTTGCATGAGTGTGATCACCAGCGTTCCATCCTGGGCGCCCTGGGAATACGCGGCATGCCGGGCACGCCCTTCTTGCCGCGCTTGGTCGGTTTGTATTTGCTGACGCCAAGGCCGAAGACCTCTGGGATAAGCTCTCCGAGGCGGTCCTCGACCAGTTTCTTGTCGGCCCCGGATGCGCCCTTGACGAACGTCGATGCCGCGTTTCGGAGGGTGATCGGAGTCACCACGCCCATGGCGGGGAAGAGGAACCTGTTGAGGGCGTAGGCTAGCGCGCCATCCATCACCTTCTCGTGGCTAAGCGGCATCTCGGACGCCTCGGCTGCGGCCCGGCCACCCCCGGCAACCCCGGCAGTCCCCCGGAGCAGCCAGTCGCCGCCCATCCAGTCCTCAATGACGCGACCAACGTCGTCCTCTTTCGGGAGGTCATCGAGGTCCCTGAATCGCCAGTCAAGGCCGAAGCCAACCTCCCTGAGCGCTTGATAAAGCGGGGCCAGCTTGTTGTTACCGAACTGCGCGAGTCCGTATAGATACCCCTGAATACCCTTGCCGCTAAGCGGGTTCTCCCACTTATCCGCCTCGGTTGGGCGAAAGAGCATCGGGAGAAGATAGCGTACGGTGGCAGACGTGCCGCCGAGCAGGTCAATGTGCGTATCCCCCACGCGCATCTTCAGGAAGTCGGCACTGGCGGGGTCAAAGAAGTCATCGATCCGCCCACGCGCCTCCTCTGGGCTATCTGAAGAGGCGTAGGCCGCGAGCATCGCCATGCTCATGGCGAACCCCATGTTGCGCGCCACGCGATTGCCGTAAAGACGGCGCGCTTCGGGGCTCAACCCCTTGACCCATGCGCCCTGCCCAGTGAGAAGCTGGCCAGCGCGGTACAGGTTCTCCACCCTTGAGAGGGTGAACCTGGGGGCAAACATGAAGTGCCTGGCAACGCCCATCGCCTTACCAGTGCCCCATTCCCCACGGCCCGTGCTGACACTGATGAGGCGCGCGAGGCCCTCTGCGTCCTGGCGGGAGATTTTGTCAGCGCCGCCAAGCTCATCGGACAGAAGCTCCATTCCCTTCGAGAAGTTGGCCAGCCGCATGCGGTTAAGCGTGAGGGCGAAGATGTTCTGAGAGGGGACGATGATGTTATCGCCCAACCAGCCGGTCTCTAGGACGCGGAACATGAACGCCTCCTCTCTCGCATCGAGAGGCCCGGCGTCGGGACGGTTGGACATCCCCTCAACCTCGGTCAGCTCACCGCCTGCCTTGGTGAACATCTTGCCCACGCGAGAGGCCAGCATGTTCTCCATCTCTTTGCGGGCAAACTCCCGGTGCCCAGGATTCCACGGCGCGGCCTTAAACATCCACTTGCCCGTCTTGATGGCCTCCACCGGGTTCTGGAGGGCCAGGAAGATGGCCTGCCTCCCTAGCGCAGACGCGTCTCCTGCGGAATTAAGCGCGACGCCAGCGCCAAACACATTCCGGTAAGGCCCCATGAACCATGGCTCAACGGCCTCTTTGGACGCCGCAGACTTCTCCAGCTTGGCGTTCTGCGCCGCCCGCTTGGCCTTGACGACATTGTCCCGAGCCTTGAGGACCGCCGTGTTGGCGGGGGTGCGTTGCCCCGGAGTGGCCTTCTCGTAGGCCGCGATGGCCTTCTTGAGCGCAGCCATGGCGGCCTTGTGGGCCCTGTCTGCCCTGGCCTCCTTCGCCTCAACCTTGGCCCACCGCTTCTCAATGGCGGCCTCTTCCTTCTTGGTGAGTTGCCGCCTTTGCCGAATGATGGCGCTGGCCTTGGCGTCAGCCAGGGTGAGGTCTTCGCGAATGACGTACTGCATCGCACGCATGGCGCGGCCCACCTCGCCAGCGCCGAATCGGAGGCCAAGCGTGGCTTGTATCTCAGCCTGCGCGGCCTTGTCGAACATGTCGGCGCCCAGGGCCAACTGCTCAGCCGTGACATCTTCTCTGGACACGAACTCCTTGATTTGCTTCTGCGCTCGCTTGGCGGTGGCGCGGGCGTTATTGAGCGCGAGCACCTCGGCGGCGTTGATGGCTTTGCGGTTGCCTGCGGCAGCCTGCGAGACCAGCGCCTCAAGGGCCGTCGTCTGCTGGAGGGACGGCACCCCCTCGGGCGTTACCACGATGGAGCCTCGCAGGTCGCGGGCGTCCAGCAGGTTGACCATGTCGTTAAAGGCCATGCGCTGATTCTGCGTCAGCCTATCGTAATCGACGCCCTGCTCCTCAAGCGCGGCGCGGAGGTCGTCCTCATAGTCAACCTTGCGCGACGCCACTGCCCCCTCTTCCTGAGTAGCCGCTCTGGCAAGAGCAGCCTCTACGTCTGCCGGGTCTACGGACGGGTCGAGAGACGCCGCCCTGAGTTGCTGGAGGCCATCGCCTGGCTCGACCACGACCTCGGCAACCTGACCGCCAACCGCTTCGCGGCGAGGGCGCGGGGCAATCTCTTCACGAAGCTTTGCGGCCTCCCTCCTGGCCGCGCGCTC